GGTACTCCATTTATATTTGCATTCAGACAAATATCTCCATCAGTCGGAGCATTAGCTAAGAACTGTGTAAAGGAATATGATGGCGGTCATTTCATCTTTGGAAACGGTGATATGTATATTAATGATGGTCAAAGATTAATATCCATTTTACCTCACACAATGAGAGACTATGTATATAACAATATAAACGGAGATGAATATGAGAAGAGCTTTGTGGTTGCAGACTACGGCAACACAGAGATGTGGGCGTGTTATGTATCGGCGACAAACGCAGACAACGCTCAGTGCGACAAGGCTCTTGTTTGGAATTGGTCTAATAATACTTTTACTGAGCGCGACATTCCCAATCTTGGTTATATCGGCTATGGTACGGAAGGTGATCCATTAGCTCCGGGTTCATGGTCTACAGCAACATCTACATGGGCAAGTGATACACTTAATTGGAATCAATCAGCAACCACTTCATTCTTCAATCAGGCAGGTAAAACACTTGTATTTGCCTCACCAACAGATCAAAAGATTTATCGACATAACTCTGGTAA